GCCTCGACATCCAGATCGACCGTGGTGTAAATATAGGGATTGTTTTGCGTAAGGTTGGCGCTGACCGGATAAATATTGTGCAGATCCTCGAAATTCGGGATCATGCTCTGGTAGTTCGTGCCAAAACGTTTGCTGATCGATACGCCTTCGAAGTTAACGATCGGATTATTATTCAGCTCGATATTTTCTATCGACTCGATCTCACCCTCGCAGATCGCCAGAAGAACGTTCAAGTAGTGCTTGTCGCCGTCCTCCCAAAGAAACTGATTGATGATATTGCCGCCGACGCGATGCTCTCCGTAAACCACCGCGACCGGAACCCCGACCTCCTGAATCGTTTGCACGCCGTCCCATCCGTATGTGGGCGATCCCTCATCCATCCCTGCCGAACCGAGATTGAAATCCGGCATTTTCGGCTGGTTCATATACTGGTAAATGGCGTAACCCATCGAAAGAACAAAGAACGTGAACAAGAACGGATGCGCTACCGCGGCCGCCCAGACCGCTGAAACAATAAACGAAATAACCGCCACCACCGGTGCTTGAACTTCCGGCGCAACTACGATCTCATCACCCTCTTCGATACGCGAATCAAGGTCTTTAATACGCTTGCCGGTAACGATCACGCGTTTGTCTTTATAATCAAATCCGGAATTCTCAAGATAATCGCGCACGGATTTGCTTCTGGAATAGGTAAACTCCAGAACCTGCGCCTCCTCGAGCTTGAACGGATTGTCGATATTACGAACGGATATCATTTTCTTAACCTGTAAAATCCTTCTGTTTTCTTTTTCCACGAAACATCATCAAGCCGCGACACTACGACCCCCTGACGGCAACAATGGATAAACCGCTTCTTGCCGAGAACGATCCCGGCATGATCGGCAATGCCTCTCGAATTGACGAACAACACGCCGTCCAATACCTGCGGGGCTTCAACACGATCCCAGTCGTGACCGTAATGCTCCTTGAAGTAATCCTTGCCGCTTAAACCCCAGACCTTGCTGTATTCCAAATCCTCAATATCAAAAAGCCTGTAACCCAGATCCGCATAAACGAGTTTTAGAAATCCCCAGCAATCGAGGCCTTCCATCGTCCGGCCCCTGTGGCGGTAAGGGATCCCGAGATATTTCCCGATGATCGTCTTTTCTACATCACGTAAATCCGGCGCGTCGGTACGGACGGAAACGCCCCGAACCGGTGGTAATTCTCCAGCACCTTGCACCGCTGTTTTGTTTTGTTGCATGAAACCTCTCCTCCTGTGTACCCGCACTCGGTCGATTTGAATTTCCACGCGCAATAATTTCGCGCGTACCTGCGCGCGGGTAGATCAACGCCCAAGACATCGAACTTGCCGGTTAAGGTGAACTCCACGCTCTTCTGGTCTGCCGTATAGCTATCGATGTAGAAAACGTCGTCCATGTGCGCGTCCGGATCCGCCAGCCGGTCGGCCCAGACCATGCGGATCGTTACTTTCTTCCCGCGCAGATCGAACTGCTCCAGATAAAGCTGAATGAAGCGCGACACATTCCCAAGTCGCACCTTGACCTGATCGATCTGCCCCTGATTGTTTTCGCCGATAAACTCATGCGTGACCGGGAATTTCGAATAAACCTCCCCCTGATACGTCACGTCCTGATCGAACCCCGCGATCCTCAAATCATTAATGGAGTCGTACTTTTCGAGAACGTATAAAAAAATGGGCGCGTTCTCCTGCTTCGATTTCTCGCTGATAAATGAGGGGCTAACATCTCTCGGCATTACTTCACCTCTATAAAATCAAACTCAAAGTCGTACACCTCGTACGCCTTCATCGTGAATTTAAAACTGTCCTCGGCAAACCGAACCGTATACTCCACGGCATCGTTCGGGTTCGTCCATGTAAACGCCATAAACGAGCCGTATTTCGCGGAAAAGAAATCCCGCACCATCTCCATATCCGCCTTTGACCGACTGGAAAACCTGAGCCTCCATTTGTGTAACGGTGCCGCCCACTTGCGCCTGCGTTGTTCAACGCCGCTTTCAAACTCCGAAATGAGCGTCTTATATTCCAGCGTCTCTTCAAAAACAAAATCCGGCAAATAGCTAAAATCGCTCATGCGTAGCTCCTGATCACCGAACGGATCTTCCCATTGTTGTAAATGTCGTCGGCAATGGCATTGGAAAGCATCTTGCGGTTGCGCCAGACATCCTGCGCGTCCCACGCCTGAATCACCTGATTGACGTTGATCGTGACACCTTCCCCGCGCATAGATTCACCGCGGTTAAGCGCGCGCAGATTGTCCGATCCGCCCACTGCCTGCATTCCCCTGCGGGAAAGCACACCTTCACCCGTTTGCGCGATGATCGGCACCTCATCCGGCGCAAGGCCCGAATGCGCGCGGATAAACGCCCGGTTGCGCTTTTCGACCGTTCCTCCGCTATGAAACAAACTCGCCACCGGCACACCGAAGATCGTGCCGCCCGCGCCAGCCATTGCTGTAAATATCTTTATGAGTAACAACTTCGCCAAGATGTTCGCTATCATCTGCAAAACCGCCCTGCCAAAATCCGCGAACACCTCTTTGACACTGCGAAGCTCACCCGTAAATGCCTTAAAGAAAAACTGCGAAAAAGCATTCTGCATGTTATGCGCCGACTGCTTTGCGAACTCTTCCATGACGTTAAACTGCTGTGCCGCCGCTTCCGCGCTATTCCCCACATCCTTGGCCACGTTCTTCAATATCTCCGCTGTCTTGTCACCGGTCTCCTTGACCTTGGCAAACACAAGGTCGTACTGCTTCATCGCGTCCCGCGCGCTTTCCTGCGCGGCCAGATTGAATGCCGTGCGCGCCTCCTCAAGCCCTTGAGTAAGCCCCTCAACATTGAACTGGATCTTGTTCTCTTCCAGCGACTGCGAAAACCGCTCTACCTCCGCGGATGCCTGCCGGTATGTTTCGCCGACATTGCCGGGAAGTTTTCCCAAAAGGTCGTAGAACTTAATGAGCGGAACCATGAGAGCCTGAAAGAAATCAACCGCAAAACCCAAGAGGCCGTTTAAGGCATTCGTTATGCCCTGAATGAATCCTTTGACCGCGCCCGCGCCGTACTCAAGGATCGTGAAAACCCCTGCCACCAGATGATTGGCAAACCCCTGCAAGAATCCAAGCACCTGCCAGAGCGACTGACCGGCCTTTTCCATGAAATCGTTCCACTGAGATTTGAGTATCTGTACCTTTTCGTAGCTAGTCATCATTTCGAGATTCACCGCTTCAAGGTGCGATTTGCTCTGCGCGAGGATGTGATTGGCCATAGCCTGCGCCATGTGGTATTTCTGAACTTGATCGACGGTCTTGCCCGTCGCCTTCGCGTATTCCTCCGCCGCATCTTTAAGCGATAACTGAAGGCCGTACGAACGCCTCAAGGTCGTAACCAGACCGCCGGTAACCGCACTTGAAATATTCGCAAATGCCTCTTCGGTCGTGGTGCCGAATATCCGCGCCTCGGCCCGCGCCTGCTTCATGAGCGCCGCGACCTGATCCATATTCAGACCCTGCGCCATGAGCGCCGAAACCTTATCCGCCACGTTGGAGAAATTAACCGTCTCCTTGGAAGCCTCCATGATCGCCTGCCGCATCTTTTGAGCAGCTATACCGACACTCTCAGCCATGCGGCTGAAACTCTGCTCGATCTGCTGGGCCTTGGCACCCATTTCCATGAGATCCCACGCCTTGCGAAGCGCCATGATGCTGGCCGTAATGGCCGCGGTGATCGCCAGCCAGTTCTGCTTCCATGCATTGGCGAATCTCTGCAGATTGCCGCGCACACCCTCAAGGCGTTTCGTCGCCTCATCACGAAGGCGCAATATGATCGAGAGTTCTTTATTCGTCATCGCTTGAACCTGTCCCTTCTTTTCTGCATCTCCTGCTCGATTGCCTGCAACTCCTTTTCGATCACCTCAAAGGCATCGAGCATTTTGGCCGACTGGTCGATCCAGCCGCCCGCGTTCGGCAAATATCCCTGCCGGTAAAACTGAAATGCCCTTATAAAGCTCGCCGACTGACGTGTGACGATCTTAAAAGGCCATCCTCGATACTGCGTTCCGTTAAGCTCCCAGACTTCCTGCCCGGGCACTTCATATTCGCATTGAATCTTTCTCCCGCTTAAACAGCTCTGGCAGTTCACGGTGAGGCCGCCCAAATGAACCGCCACGATCAGTTTTTTTGGTCGCCCTCCGACAGTTTCGATTCGTTCAAAATGACCTCGGCCAGCTCCTGCCTCAACTCGTTCGGAAACATGGCAATGATCCTGTCCGGAACGACGTTTCTCATCTTGCCCGCGTAATGAATCGTGTCGAACTTAAGCTCAATCGGCTTTTTGGTCTCGGGATCGAGAAAATTCGTCAGACCCTTAAGCCCGAACTTGATCGCCGTAATCTGCCGCTTGTTCCAGTTGAGCTTGACCTTTGCTTTGTCGTTCGGATTGGTTGAGCTCATTTCGTAAGAACTCGACTCATCGTCGATTTCCGCACGCAGAAC